AGAAGCAGATAATTGCTCCAGTGGAGCTTGCACCCTATAAAAAATGAAAACAGTATTAAATACCATTAACACAGACTCTCTTAAACAGCCGATCTTTCTTGGCGAAGATTTAGCTATTCAGCGTTATGACCGTTTGAAGTATCCAAAGTTCTATGATCTTTACGATCAACAGATGAACTTCTTTTGGCGACCACAAGAGGTTAATCTTACTAAAGATTCCGCTGATTACAAGAACTTGTCTCCAGAAGAACGTTTCGTTTTTGATAGCAATCTTCGCTTTCAGACGATGACTGATTCTATGCTTTCACGCAGTATCAATTCTCTTGCTGATTACGTTAGCAATCCAGAGCTTGAAATTTGCATGAATGTATGGTCTTTCTTTGAAACTATTCACAGCAATAGCTATACTTACATTCTCCAAAACGTACATCCTGATGCTACTAAGTTCTTTGATTCCATCTTAGAAGATAAAGAGATTGTTAAACGCGCAGAAGCTATTTCTAGCCGATATGACGCGCTCTTGAATACTAAGAGCAGCGATCCTAAACAGCAAATCTTTGATGCTTTGTTGGCTACCCAAATCACCGAAGGTCTTACCTTCTACGTCTCGTTCGCTTGCTCGTTCTATTTCGGCTATCGCGGCAAGATGGAAGGGAACGCAAAGATCATCAACTTGATTTCCAGAGACGAGAATCTCCATGTTGCTATCACGCAAAACATCTTTAAAATTCTCCGAGATAATCCAAAAGAAGGCTTTCAAGAAATAATCAAGAACAATGAAGACCGTGTTTATGAAGCTTATCGTATGGCAGTGGACGCTGAAAAAGAATGGGCCGATTACCTTTTCTCTCGCGGCAGCTTGATTGGCTTGACCCCTGATTCTCTCAAGAACTACGTTGAATGGCTTGCTGATAACCGTTTAACTTCTATGGGTTATAAGAAAATCTATAATGTTAAAGCTAATCCTCTTTCTGGATGGTTGAACAGCTTCTACGATAGCAAAAAGATTCAAGTTGCGCCTCAAGAAACAGAAATCTCGTCCTACGTTAAAGGCGTAGATAACAAGATGGATGAATCTGTTTTCGATATTAAGCTTTAATCCAAGTAAAGATTATCGCCTCTTGAATCAATCCATTCATCTCCTATTCTAATAATCTCGGTTCTTTCACCGGGTTTAAGAATAGTTATTGTTTTGCCACCAGCAGAACCAGCAGCAGAGGATGTTTTTATATAAATATCCTCTTTTCCGTTGTTCATCATGTTGTATGATGAGCCTTCTTCTATGTCTTCTGGTACTGTTACAGTAGATTTTGTTTCCGCTTTCATATTTAAAAGAGCCTCGGTTTCTTTTTCTGTTAAAGCTACAACTTCTTCCACTCTTTTTACGGTTCCGCCTGTTCCACTATAAGCTGTTCCAGAGTATTTAAATTCTGATCCAATAAGTACTGTAGTAGCTCCTAACGCAGTCCAATTAACATCAGTTCCAAAGCTCACAATTTTAAATTTTAAATTTTTATTGCTGGCTTGAGCCATTTGACTTGCTAAAATCTCATCGTTTTGATCAGCGCCTCCATTTAAACGGAAATCAACAGGTTTTGAAATTGGAGCTTTATCAACTTTGTCTTCTAGGTAGCCGCTAACGACAGTGGACATTACCCCTTTGCCGAAATCATCATAAGGTTGAAATTTAAAGTAGTACCATTTATTTCTTTCGATAGTTGAACTTGAAAGCCTGATAGTATTTACATAAGCTCTAGTTTCATTAAGTCCTTGTTCTTTATGAAGGTTTGTAAAATCAGTTGTATCTGGTGTGAAAGCAGCAGAATCGCCGCTATATATATCAACTTTATATACGTCTTTGTTTGATGTTGGAGAATGACAGTTAAATACAAGTTCGTTATACGACACAGCTTCTGGAAACACCGTAATACTTAATCCAGAGAATCCTACCTTATCGGAAGGTACTAGATTTAAGTCAGCATCGCCGAATGTTCCATCGTTTAGCTTAAATAATTCGCGGCCTTCGTTAAGTCCGTATTGGCTGTAATGTTCTTGACCCCAAACTTCCTTTGAAGTTGATTTATTAACGTTGTTGTCGTAATATTTAGCCAAATCTTCGTAGTAATTGACGTAGGCAGTATAATCAGGATCAGAACCTCTATAATTGATCGTAATGCCATCTCCTGCTGGCCTTGCTAGGACAGTTCTGACAGAGCCTTCTCCTACTCCGTCAAATCCATCAGCAGATTTAAACGCTTCTACAATATTTTCGTATGTTATTTCTCCTGTTTCGCTTCTGATTAATAGTGAATCAGCGCCTCTAATTCCAGAACCAGTAACTACGTTATCCTGACCGCTATTCCATACAGCCAATTTAACTCCTTGGGTGTTTCCGAAGAATCCAGACAATACGTAATAAGGAGAGTCTTGGAAAGAATCAATCACTTGAATATTATCATATTCTGGCAAAACATTAAAAGAATTATATCTGCCGTAACTGTCTAAGTCATTTACTCCTTTAACTGTTACTCTTAAAGAAAGATTTCTAGTTGGAAGGACGTTTTTATAATCAACCGTTTCTCTGCTCGTTAATCTTTTATTAGCGTCTTGGTCGATTCTGTAAGATAATCCTTGATAATTTTCTACGCTTTCTAAAACGTTACCGCCTATATCTAATACTTCAATTTTTACGTTCGGCGGGAACGACATGAAAGGATTGTTCCGCATTTTCTCTACAGTGGAAATAACTCCTCCTGTTGGATCTATATATCTCCATCTGAAAGTGACATCGGAAGAGGTAAAATTACCTTGTCCGTATCCGACCAATGTAGTTTGTCTAGTTGCTACAGGTTGATCTTCTCTTGGATACCAAATCACATTATATCCTAAACTCTTTACGTCAGCCGTATCGACTCTCATTCCAGTCACTAGTACCCTATCCACTGAACGGTTAGCTCCATCAGAATAAACTGTTAACGTCGATGCTGGAAGAACATGGAATGTTTTAGAAGCCGCAGAACGAGACAAGAATTTATACGGCGCTTTTCCTTGCGTGTAAACATCAATGTCGTATTGACCATAAATGTCGTTGATTGGAATGCCAGTGCTCAACGCTGTTTTAGGAACGAAATAAAATTCAGTCAAAGCTGAATCATGAGTAGTAGAGTAATCTGGTCTGCTAACATATATTTTATATCCAGTAAAATCAGCAACATCAGTTGTTGAAGCAGTCCAAGATAAAGAAATTCCCGTTCCTCCGTAGATACCATTGTAAAGCAGGTTCGTTGGCTCTTCTGGTTTCAGAATAATATCGTAAGGTGATTTTACATAGATAGTAGATGAAGTATCATCAATTTCTCTTTCTACATAATCTTCTTTGTTTGGATGATATTCTAGTCCAACAATCCCATAAAGATTCGCCTCTTCTTCTTTGGTCGCTATTGTTTTGTAAAACTTAGGTTCAACACCAGATCCACTTAATACATAAAGACCACCGGGTTCTAATGAATTTAAGTTTTGCGGACTTGTGCTCAAGTCTAAATTATAGAATCCAATTGGATAACCAGTTCCATAAATTAATCCGCTGTAACCAATTCCATCTATTTCCGCTAGATTCCGAAGATCAGTTTGACCCAAAGGACCCGGTCCTTCGTACATTTCAATTCCGATAGAATTAAATGCGTCAACAACATGAGCTGTTGTTAAAGATCCCGAAACCAAAACTTTGTTTTTACCAAAGAAGTCTTTAGGAAATCCTACTGTAGAGTAACCTAAATTACTTCCAAGCGACCATTTTGAAAAAGTGGGCGTGGCTGATAAATAATCATCAGTAAAACTAGCAGACGAAACATGATCTACTTTTGCATAATATGGTTTTGAATCTACCTGAACGTAAACGCCTCTTTTGTAATTGATGTTAGGCTTCCAAGCAGAAAAGCTAGACTGTTGTTGATTACCAATATCTGCTTGAACTATTGTATAGTATGGTTGGAGCTTGCTCATTGCTAGCAAGTCTCTGTATATAAATTTAATGCTTCCAATATCATTTAGAGTCTTGGATGCTCTTTCTAAGATTCTGGTTCCGCCTTTGATCAATGCCGCACAATATCCAAACGCAGAAGAAGAACCATTATGCGATCTTCCAATTTTAAATACTTCTGTTGCTGCGTAAGTATTCCAAGTGGAGCTTGGAGTAAACGAATTACTGATTTGTGATCCATTTGAAAGAACAATAATAACGTCTCCGTTAGAAGCTCCTGTAAATACTGCGTGGCTCCATAAATCATTCAATGAAGATATTGCAGATCCAGTAATTAAAGCTCCAGCAGAACTTAATCTTACCGCTCTAATTTCTGAAGTGGCAGTAGCTACTGAAGAATTATTAACCGTCACTTCGCTTGTTGTGCCAATTCCATAAGAAACAACTCCAGTCCAAGTTCCTACTGAGTCAATAATTTGACCATATGTTGCTGCTCCAACTGTATCTATATCAACCTCTAAATCAGAAAAGACTCCAGAGATATTGCTAAATGTTAGAGAATCCCATCTTGGATTACCAGAAGCTACAGTATTTGCTGGAAATTGATAAGGAATTCCGCTCAAAACCGTTTGCCCCTGCGTTGGCGATCCCGATATTCTTTCTTCGATTGCGTGTACGTCAACGATTGCAGACTTCAATAAGAATTCTCCTGTAACAGTGATTACAGAGCCATATCCAGCATTATTATAGCCAGATATATTAAGCTTCTTCACTTGAGTTTGCCGTCTCGCTCTAATTTGTTCAAGCGTACCTGTGAATCCTCCGTCTTCACCAGTTAAAGCGTTTAAGTCTGAAACTGCATAATTTCCAGATGGAATATGAACGAAAATCCCAGAATCTAAACCATCTTTAAATTCTCCGTCGATTTTAATCGTTGAAGCGTTAGCATCGACTTCTAATATGCGCCCGAATGTTCTTGCGACGTTTCTAATCTCGTCACTTACGGTGAACAAGTCGCCGGGTTGAAGATAAGCCGCTTCCAAGCCTCCAACGAAGCTAACGGTATCAACCTCAAATATAGAAGTGCTAATGACGTATCTGCCAATTCTCTTTGCTTCTGATCTAGAAGTGCAACCAGCAGCGTTAATTTTAAATGGATTTAAACCATATTTTCTGATACCATCGGTATCTTCAATGTATTCGATTTTTGTTTTATAAGAATCGTATCTATCGTTGTAAGTCACTTCAACAGAAGTGTAACGCATATTTCTTGCTGTTTCCGTATAGTTAAATACTCCGTCCTTAACAGAAGAGTTGCTGAAATTCATTAACTGCTCTTTTGGTCTATCAACAAAGAAAGAGAATCCTTCTGTGTTCCAAAACACAATGCCTTTAAAGATTGCGGCAATATCTTTTAAGATATTATAAGCTTGATCTTTGTTATAGAAGATAATGTTGCAGGTGTATCTTGGCTCAAGTCCTCCTTGACCATCTGGCACGCCTTTAAATCTTCCATCATCATCAACGCCATCGCAGTAACGGCCAATATCATAAAGATTCCACTTATCAACAGAAGACGAATCAATATAATTACCTAAACCATAATTAGGATCAGTGATAATGTCGTATAAAATCCAAGCAGGATTATCTGTCCAGCCAATTTTAAATGTTCCGTCCCAATTACCATAGTAAATTTTATTGCTATCGTAAAAATTAGAATCGCAAAACTGACTTAACTTAGAGTCAGCGTCGTTAATCATGCAGAATTTTCCGCCACCAGTGTCTTCTGACAATTCTCTTAACGTTCTCGTTCCACTGAAATTTTGATCGCTATGTAAATAATAAAAGTTAATGCAGTTTTCTCTTGCGTGAGATAGTAAAGTATCGTATGTTTCAGGAGACATTACTTCTGGAACTGTTCCAGAGAAATAAACTACTTTTCTTACTGTGTTTATCCAAAGACGCTTAGTTACATTAGATTCTGAAGTTTTTCCTACTTGATCACTGATACTGAACTGACTCTTTCTTAAAAAGAAATTTGCGATAACTGTTTCTGCGATGTTTTCGCTAGCAACTGTAATTTTTTTAGAAAAATCCAAAGCATCGTAAAGCTTCTTGTATAAATTGGTTTGATTCGCTCCTGTAGAATCTGGTGTTTCAAGTTCTGTAAATGTTTCGTCTCCAAGGTAAGCTCCAAAATATGATACTGAATCCTTTGTCGATTCGTTTATTACATAAGAACCACTTGCTTTTGTTTCCCAAATAGAAAATCTGACATACTTGTATCCAGAAATGATTTTCGTAATCATGTCTTTCAAGTTTCTACTTAAAAGAGAACGTGTAGCAAAATCCATGTTTTGATCTACCATGAAGATAACATCCAAATCATTTGGATTTCCATCATAATCTGGATTAGCGTAAACATAACGACGATCCAAACCGTTGCCGCCCAAAGGATAGTAATTAGAAGGAATCTTTACCTTCTTCATCTTTACGTCGTATTCTCTTTTAGGAGGACTGGAGAACGTTCTTGAATCAAATTTTAATCCAGCATGAGCTGTCATTGGATACGAGAAGCTTCTATCAACAATCTCGATGACTGACTCTACGCTAAGATCTCTTTTGACTAACGGAGAAATAGTTTCTGGCGTAAGTTTCTCAATAGTCAAATATCTATCTCTGCCATTAAACGAATCTGGCAATATAATTTCTTCGTTATCGGTAGAAATAGATACTGATACTGGATTAATAACTCCATTTCCTCCGTGATCAGTTTGATCGTCTGGTTCGTGTGACATAAATTATTATAGTTTATTGCGCTGTTATTGCAAATGTTCTAATGTTATTGGTTGCATTTCCGCCAGTGGCGGTTAAAACTATCATAGCATTGTCTGGCGAAGCTGCATTTACATAAACAGAATGACTTCCAACTGCCAGTTTAGATGTAATTTCCGCTGGAATTGTGAAACTGAAGTTGCCGTTCGTTTCTATTTGAGTCGCTGCTGCTTCTACTTGGTAAGCTGGATAAGTAGAGGTTGTTCTAGATACATCTATTTGAGCTACTATTTTAGTAGCTGGCATTAGCGTGGTGTTAGCTCCTTGCGATAATAAATATGTCGCAGTGCCGCTAATTGTTATTGGTGTACCTTTTACGTAGCTTGTGGGAGAAAACTCGTTAAATATTTTAGATGCTCCAGCTCCAGTTCCAATTGAACTAGCGGTATAATTTAATCTGACTACTGCTTTGGGAGTATAATCGACCATCTTGCGTTTAGTTAAAAAATTTATCAACGACAATACGCTAGAATAATTTCTAGGTTTAATTTTTAACGCTTTATCTTCTTGAACTGTTCTTATAATAGGCATTGGTTAAGTTTGGAATTCATTAGATATGATTACATCAGCGGCACTATGCACTCTAATTTCGGGGAATGAATTAGATGAATAATTTACTGATATAGTTGCTCCGTTACCTCCGTTTGCAAAAGGATTAGAAGAACTTGCTCCAGCGCTGTAAGTTGAAGGCGCTTGAGTATAGCTTGTGCTTCCATTTCCAATCATATAAGCCCAAGGACTTTGAACTAATCCTGAAATTGGAATTCGTTTTGAAGAATAAACAGAACTTCCTTCTACTCCCCATTTAAATATCAAATCTAAACTTGATGATTTACTCATACCCATTTCTCCAGCTATGCCCGCCCCTTTGCCTTGGTCAACCGTATCCATCAAAGCTTCTACAATTAAACTCACTTTTAATTTTTTGACATCTCTGTTTTTAATTTTATGGACAAATAAATAAGGATCTTGTGCTTTATCTGGCCATCCTTCTGAGTTGATAGCCCATTTTGTAAAGTTTCTTGCTTCTCCTCCGTTTGGATTCGCTCTTACATCTTGTTCAGTAGTTATTGGACCAAGTAACTTAAAATTAGCTGGTTTTGCGATATGAACATTTTTAAAATTAACTAATGGTTTTTGATTTTCGGTGCCAAAATTAATCTCCATCATGACGTTTCTATAATTATACTCGCCTTTATAGTTCATTACGGCATTTCCGTTAAGATATATACCTTTCAACATATCTAAACCATAAACCTTTTTACCATATTGATCTACTAGTCCATAGATTGGTCCTTCACAAATCAAATCTACACACTCGTATATAGATATTGATTTCTTTAAATTTTGTTTATCAGGAGGCGGAACAAGAGCTGGCACAGGTGGTTTGCTTCCACCAGCTCCTTTTATAAATCTTAATGGATTTAATATTTTCATCTTATTTCTCTTGTTTTATAGCTGGATCATTATAAGATAACGCGGGATCTATTACTGCTCTTGCAGATGTATTAGCAAGTGTCGCATTAAATGTTATTGAAATTTTTACTGGTGCAGATTTTAATTCCAAAGCGCCTATTTTTGCAGAGCATTGCCATTGAGCGTTATAAACAGAAAGCCCTGATTTTGAAGAAGCTGGTCTTTGCGACACAAACCGAACCAACCGATTAGAAGTAGCGGAAGTTTGTTGCGCGTAACTTAACAAATCTTCAAAAACAAAACCGCCGCTACCAGTTGGTGATCCTGCTGTTTTAAAGAATACTGTTCCAACGGAAGAAGATGGAGCGCCAATAGCTGTCCAATTTGTTGTGCCAGAAGTAATAATCTTGTATTTTCTTCCGACTTTCATAGCTGACGCCGCAATGGGCAGCGCCTTACTTCTAAACTTTGCTGATTTAGAAACATTCAAATCATTTAAAACTGAATAAAATAATTTGTCTTTTGCGATTAATGCGTAAGAAGAATAAGAGCCGCCATCTAATTTTGATTTGCTGTATAAACTAATACCATCGGAACCAATGCCATCTTGAAATCTTGCATACAAACGGTGATAGCCAAGAGTGAGAGTGATTTCTTCAGTTGTTGAACTTAAATCAGCTATTTCAGGAGCTTGAGCTAAATTCATATCAAATCCATGATTTCCGTAAAAAGAGCTTGCGAGCTGACCATCAATGTAAAGATCAGCAGCGTCATCTGAGTCTATTTTAAATGAATATTTATTGACCGGATATATTTTCCCATTACCTAAAGAAGATGGAACAGTTGCATTTTTGGTGAATGTCATTCCTAATTCTGGCATTATTGCCGCTCCTTCAGCTCCAGTTAATCCTAATTCAGCCCATTGTCCAGTATCTCCTATCTTTACGATTTCGTAAGTAATTCCTTGTTGAGCGTCGTAAGAGTTGATAACTTTTGTTTTGTCTATCTCTACATACAAGTAGCCGTAAAATTCCATTGCGTAATTATCTAAAGAATTTCTATCAAGAGTTGAACTTGTTATCGTTCTTAAGTTAGTCATGTTCAATTCTTGATCATAAACGCCTTGAACAGTATATGCTGGGAAATTATCAATTAGCGAATCAAGGTCCGCTTTATTTGCTGGAGAAGTGGTTGGTCCTGCGACTTCTAACCAAGCAGAAGCCCAATCGCCCCCTAAAGCTGCTAAATTTGGTATAACTCCAGTATTAAGCTTTAGCGCTTTGAACGTTGACTGAAGAGTTGGCGGTGTTATTTCTGCCCAAAAAGAAGTGTTGACGGCATTGTTTACTATTGGAAACGGTTGAACTTCTATTAAAGCGTTTGCTGTTGTGGCTACTGTGTAAGTTTCTGTTGAAATTGCGCCAGTTATTACGAATTTAAATGTATCTGTTGTCACTTCTGTAATCGTTCTTGTTCCACTTGGATAAACTGTTCCAGTTAAGCCTTCAATAATAACAACGTTACCTACGCTTAATCCGTGAGATGAGCTTGTTACTGTTACAGTAGTTAAATTTCTTGATGCGGCGGTGATTTTTTTAGGAAAATATCCTGATTGAGTCGCTACAAAATAACGTGTTAAAATAGCTTTTGGATAATTTGCTACTGCATATGTTTCCGTAGAGGTTCCGCTGACTAAATCGTAAGTAAATGTATTTGACGTTGCCGTTGTTTTTATTGTTTTTAATCCGTTAGCGTTTGTAGTTCCAGTTAACCCAGATATATCTACAACGTTTCCAACAACAAAACCATGATCTGTTTTCGTTGTAATCGTGACGGTCAAAGTTGATCTCGCCGCCGCTGTTATATCACTGGTTTGAAGATATTTTGTAATTTCTTTTCGTACAAATTTATAAGAAGAGTCGAATGTTGGAAAATTTAAATTAGCGAATTCTGTTGGACCCCATGTTACTAAAGTGTTCGTCGGATATTGTACAAAATAATTAGCAGCAGTGTTTACTGAGTTTGTCGATTTAGTTTTTAGTTCAAATTTATTTGGATTATATGATCTATAAGCTAAACCATTTTGAAATGAGAACGCAGTTTCTATTGCAACAGCTCCTTTCTTTGTTGCCGACAGCTCTTTCCAATCGTAAACAATATCAGGATTGTATGTAGATAAATCAGGATTAGATACAGTTTCTCCGTTTGTTGTAACCACAACTTCAACTGGATCTGTCGCAACTTTTCCTGCTGAACTTGTAATGACATTAATATAAGAATTTAATATATTAATAGTTGAGAAAATTTGGCTTTCAGAATCGTTTGCTGATTGATTGGTAGAGAATCCGTCTGCGTTTAAGCCATAAGGAGATGGAGCCTCATCTTCTGAAACTAACTCAGTATAATCATTGATTGGCTTATCAACAGGAGTCATCAACTGTTTTATATCTGTAGCTAATGGATGATGATTTGTGGCTGCGCTAATTTGTGAAGAGCCAATTAACAATCTTCCGTATCCAACAGGAACAGCTTGTCCTTGAGATACGTTGCTAGGCTTGTTACCGAAAAGATAAGATTTGCCGCCAGCAGCTACTTCTTGATTAAAGTCTGGTTTGGGTTGTGGGAATAAAAGAGACATTGCTCCTTGAATGGCTAAACTAACGCCTACGCTGGCCACAACAGATCCTAAAGCGGTCAACGACCCAACCGCAGCTCCAGCTGTAGCTGCTGCACTTCCAGCTGTTACGGATAATCCCATTGCCCCAGCTAAAGCAGGAGCAGCAGCACCAGCAGTTATAGCTACAAGGGCTACGCCAGCAGCTAACATCAATATACCTCCTGAATTACCTCCAGCTCCCCAAACAACAGGAACGATGTGCATTTCCTTTGGAGCTTTTTGAACATCTAACTCTTTAGGATTGCTCAATACTTCATCGTCTATAACAATTCTATATAGCACTCCTTTGATAGCTAATTTTTTAACAGTATGAGCAAAAGTTTTTTTATTCGCGTTAATAGCCGAAAATACTTCTTTTGGAGAGCTAATGTTTAATTTAAAACATTCTCCAAATAAATTACGCAACTCTCCATGTAGATATACGTTAGTCATAGTATTTCTTGAGTATCTCTATATACTCTTTGTTTACATGAGGAACCTTTGGAACGATAAGATTAAATTTTTCTGTTTGTTTGCTATAAATTAAATAAGGAATACATGAATTTTCGCAATTAAATCGGTCAAACTTTGATTCTTCTTCTTCTGTTTTAGGGTGAGTATGGTAAATAGCGGCAAGTTTTCCGCTTTTGATTTGCTTGATAACTTCTAAAGGATGAATCTCAAACACATCGTTTTCGTACACAGCAATGTTCTTTGCTGGTTCAGTTTTGATTTCTCCATCTTCAATACGAACAAACCCACAAACCTCAACATTTGATGCGGCTGCGTGATCAATAATAGATTTCATGGTTATTGTTGAGACATACCGTACTCTTCTGTGCCGGGGAAGCCGCCAAAAGGCAGTCCATCTTGATTTCCAAATCTTAATTTACATCCTTTAATGCTTTTCGAGCACTGATCAGGAATCCAATATTCTTTATTGAAATAAGGATCTTTTGTACTGGTTGATGTATGATTTTTTGAGCAAACAAATACTTTATGAATCGGCTCCCAATTCGGAACAGCGTTAATATCAGATTTAGTTACTTTGATATTATGATTTTCACGATACACATAGTCGCCAACTTTATAATTGTAGTTACTAATCCATTTATCTTTATTCACTAATAGACCAAAACTTGATTCATTAATTCCAATATATTTAGAGATTGCGGAATCTGTTCCAAATCTTTGAGAGCTTGTCAAAGTCGAAGCTTCATCTACATCGTAATAGTATCTAGAAACAGGAACAGCGGCCCATGATGTAACTGCTGGCGGTTTATAGTAAATAGTTAAAGCTCCACCACCTCCTTGATTGTACCATCTAATCAAAACTCTATGATAACCTTCTTTTAAGAAAATAGTTCCATCTGCTTGTGGAGCGGTTGTGTTTTGTGGACCTTCGCCATAATCCCCAGCGATTACATCTCCATCAATAAACAATTCAGCAGCATCGTCAGGATCAACTCCAAGAGAATAACTTCCAGCTTGTCCTTTATCTACTTTAAAGTATCCGAGAAATTCGGTGAATACATACGTATCATTAGTTACGGTTACCGAACTAACTACGGATTCGGAAGAAAATGTGGCGGCTGCAATTTTAGAAGTAAACTCAGAAGAATTTGCTGGAGAAGCTGGATTTCCAGTAGTTGTATAAACTCTTTTTAAAAGACCAGCTCTAAAATCAGTTGCTACAGAAAGCTTTAAATCATTTTCATCAGCAACAGGCGCGCCCATGTAACGGCATCCATTTCCTCTGTAATGAAAAGAACAGTAACGAGACATTACAATTCTTTTCGGAAAATTGACGCCATCAAGTTCAAGTGGAGAAGCCAACTCAAATTCTACAACAGCTTTGCTTTCGCTAGACCGTCTTAAAATAAAGAATACTTGATCTTCTAAGCCAGCTTTTGGATCTGCGCTACCATAAGGATTAGCTCCAAGAGGTTTAGCCGCTGTTGGCGAAAAGTTTTTATCGTCTAGAAATTTAACAAAAGTACGCTTTCTGACTACTTTTGCACCAACTAAGTTGCTATATCTTCTGATCAAGTTAGATACGAAAAAATCTTGATTAGAAACTGCTAGCTTTGGTCTTGGAAGCGAACCATCGCCTTTACTCTCAAATCCAGAGCTTTGAATCGGAAACGGCGCATACTCTTCGCCTTGCCAATAAACAGAACCTTCTATTCCATTAGTGCCGCCATGAATGTAAAGCTTTTCGTCAGGAAAGTTAACGTAATCATAGTAAATGACAAAAAACTCTAACAGCGCGGATGGTTCCAGCGAGAATAGAGCAGTATTGACTTTATGATTAGAATCCCTTGACATTTCCTTTTACCTTTAGATTATATTACACCCATGAGTCAGAAAAACCATATAAAAATAGACTCTTTCAAAATAACTAGGATGTATTTAAACGACATTCCAGAAGTTCTAAAGCTCGCTGTATCAGCGCAATCTAAATTTGGAGTTACTTCAACAGTAGCTCCTTCTTTGTTTTTCAGGGAAATCGGCGCTATTCTTCAGAAAAATACTATCAGCTCTTTTGTTTTTAGAGACATGAAAGATAGAGTTTTCGCTGCTTTTATAATAGCACCAATAACAAGCGTATCCGCCGAAATCGCTCATGTATTCGTGGATAGCCAAGTAATGCAAACCTCAGAAATGCAACAAGGATTTAAAGACAAGATAGAAGAACTGAAATACAAAGAAATTGCAGCGAAAGTAATGAAGAGTCGTAAAAGATACGCTATCTACGTTAAATTTTTAAATACTTACGGTTTCAACGAGATAGCGGACGACAATGACGCATATTTAAAACTTATTTATAGAAAAAGTTAAAGTTAATGTAATAATCATAATGATTATGAACAAAATTAAACTATTCATCGTTTCGTTAATTCTAGCTGTTTTGGCTACCAAAGCTCACGCTGGTGTCCCATTTTATCTGGAATCCAAGAACAACACTGCCGCAATCGACTGGAATACTCAAACATATTCCCATGAAGCTCGCGTTGGCGTAGCTTATCCTTGGGTTTATGCCGAAGTTGGCAAAGGTCGTCAATACGTCAACTCCTTTAACAAGGGCGAAAACATGGAGACTTTTGAACTTGGCTCCAAGATTTCAATTAAGAAAGTTGACGTTAAGCTCAAGTTTGAAGGTAGTCATGGAAAGCGGTTGAATTCTAAATTCCCGCAAAAATTCCTTGACACGGGCGGCGAAGTCCGCATTAGATATAACTTCTAATGAAGTTTGACCGTCTCGTAAACCTAGCAAAAAATCTAATTATCTATGACGACACTGGAATCCGGTGTCGTCATTTTGCTTTTATACTGCACAAGAATCGTGTCGTTTCTATTGGGAGAAACTCAAAGAAGTCTCATCCAATCAATAGAAAGTACGGTTATTTTGAAGGAAGCGGCATTCATGCCGAAGCGTGCGCCGTCATTAAATCTGGCAAGGTAGATCACTCAAAAAATATTTTAGTTACATTTCGTATTGACAGAAACGAAAAAGTAGCTATGGGTAAACCTTGCAAGCACTGCCAAAAGCTTTTGGGCGATGTAATTTTCAAAGAAATTTACTACTCAAACGAAGAAGGCGAATTCACAAAATTTAATGAAAATCTTAATCATCGAAAGCACAAGCAAGAGAAAGCCGCTGTCAAATGAGTTTGACGATACCTCAATCGTTCATTGCCGTAACAGCTTGATTCTGGCCGAGGCACTCGGCGCAGACTTATTGGATGGCGAATACAAACTACCACAAATCTTAGCCAACCAGTACGACATAATCATTTGCGCGTACGCTTCGCCGTATATGCCGCACGTTCCTTACCGCGAGATTCTGACGAAGAATCCAAACGCGAGGTACGTTTGGCTTGTTAACGACCATGACATTGAAGACAATCAGCTTCTTCGCTATGGCGTAATCAATCATGGATTAAAGTATGACATGATCTGCAATAATCCTCGTAGCGGTTATCGCCACTGGATTCTCAACAAGAACATTGCGGGGAAAAAGCTGAACGACTTTATCGTTGAATGGCTAACCGTTAATCTCAATTCTTTGATTATGGATACGCGCAATCCTACAAATCCTCAAGACAAAGAAGGAATCGTTTATTACGGTACATATCGTAAGCATCGCCAAATCTCTTTCGAGAAGTTCTTGACGGAAGGCGTGCATCTTTCTTGCTCGCCAAAGAACGTTAAGAAGTTTCAAGCAATCAACTGTAATTGTACTTTCGTCGATAAACTTTCGTGGAAGAAAAACGAAGAAGATTTGCGCAAATATAAATACTCAATCTACATTGAAGATTTGCATACGCACAACAACTATGCGTTCTTAGCTAATCGTTTTTACGAAGCTTTGATGAGTGATGTTGTAATGTTGTTTGACGCTGGATGCGAAAATACAATTAAGAATTGTGGATACACTTTATCCCCGAATGCTTTAATTGATGAAAAAAGATTGTCAAAAGGCTTGACAAGTTATGTTTCTTCTCTCAATTACGAGGAAGAGCTAAAGCATCAAAAGCAATTCGTTGCTCAAGCTTTCGCCGAAAAATCTGACGCTATCCAAAAAATTAAAAATTTCTTAAAATGAAGTACGAAATCACATTTGCTCTGACTGAAAAGTCACGCAAGCATCTTAACATTCAGGAGCTTACTCCTTACAAAGCCTCAATCATTTCCACGAATGATCTCAACGATTCAAAGTTAATGCTTCTTATCACTCTTAATGAAGAAGGTCTTCCAATTGAAACTCCAAGAAGATTTGAAATGGAAGTTAAGAACGTTGGATTTGGGCTAGAAAAACTACGCATTCTTGGGTGGCTTGTCTCGCAAGATTATATTTGTGACTGCATGATCACGCTTCATTCTTTTCGGCAACCTGACTCTGGATGGAAAAGCTAATGAGCAAATATCTTGTAACGAAAACTTACCCTCTTCTCTGTTTTAATTACAAAGAGAACTCTCAAACTGTTCTCCCTCTTTTCTCTGGAGACGTTCTCAATGTTTTCTCCAAGTCAAAAGACTTGTTCGATCAGGAAGTAGAGTATTGGGACTTCACAAAAAATTGGTCTGCCAAAATTGATCAAGACGCGCTATCAGCATTAAAGGAAATACAGCCATGATGACATACAAAGAACAAAAAGATATTTTATATTCCGAGTTCTCTAAAGTAAAAAAAGATTTTGAATCAATTTTAAACAAGAAGATTTCTCAAAAAAACTTTATAGAAGCTATTGTTGAAATGACCAAGTATGCAGTTAAAGTAGATTTCGAGCAAAACCTTGACCAAGAGGCAAGAAACCGAGTCGCTAACTTTTTTGCTGTTTGTCAACCTTATCTTGGCGAAGTTGTTTGGTCTAAACTCGACAATAAGAATTTAAAAGTTTGTATTAACTATGGAGAAAGCCCAATGGTTAGCTGGAACATTCCTGTTGAAACTTTCTTTATAGATCAAAATCAGTTTGAGCTTTCTGTTGGTATGTTAATGAATAGTTTTAGAGATTGTTTTCTTGGCTTATTCTTAGCTCCTAATTTGCGCCAAGCAGTATTAGAGGGCGACGAAGATGCAGTCAAAGCTCTTTATTCGTCGTTCTCTAGACCTTCGATGAACTCTACCGCAGTTAATCTAAAGTTGTTCAAAGAATGTTTTCCTGATTTCTATGAACACATTACCACTAAGCTCGACATTATGAATCTGGAGGAAATGACTGATTTTATTAAAAATAAAAATACAGAAGGCAAAAAGCCAGCTAAAAAACGTAAAGTTAAGTAATGCCTTACTTAAACGCTAATATTCCTGTTTTTCATGCTTATTTAAAAAGCGACTTTCTTTATAATCACACTGAACATAAGAAAGAGTATATCTCTTGTGAAGTTTTTGGCGTAACTTCTTTAACTCGTCGTTGTCTTACGTTTCAGATAATGACAGAGTATGGCTCTAGGCATGATAGAGTGCCGATTCATTATTTAACTTTATCTCCAGAACATACTGACTATCCTTTAGATTGGTTACAGCTTTGGGACTGCTATTCAAATTCTTTATCGGTAACAAGATATGAATACCATAAGAACGCATCAGTAGAGGTGCAACTAAAGAATCACCAATGGGTTAAAGGCAAATACTTATTTACGATAGACTGGCACGATAATCCTGATGCTGCGTTTGGCTATTCTGAAATGGCTGGAGGACACAAATGCGGCCATCTTATCTGGGGTCTTCAAGACTCAACAGGCAAAGATTGTAATCAATTATTCTTTCAGCCAAATAATAGAGTCGTTTGGAAAGATGGCGGCGCTTTTATAGCTAAAAAACTAGAGAAACCAGATTGGAAAGTCTTTGATAAAGAGTTCACTTGCGAAGGTAAAGGCAAGTGGGTTGCTTTAGACAACGACGATTACTTCTATCAATTCAAAGAAGCCGATAAAAAAGTGTAATAGTATGATAAGTGAAGACACCATTTTTTCTAATTTTATTTATTTTTATTTCCAGTTTGCATGGAAGCGAGATGGTTCATGGCTTCAAGTCTCCGATTTTCAACGGAGCTAACTTTTCTGGACACGTTCTCACTGTAGAGAACTTAGCGAGAACTCGTAAGCAAGCTGTTAAGGATAACTTAAGAGCTGATCTTGAACAACAAAAGATTCAAGCTACAAATACTCCGCTTAATACTTTCATAAACAACTTACAGGCAAGAATTTATTCTCAATTAGCCTCACAAGTTACGGATCAGATTTTCAATTCAAACGGCGAAACGTTTGGTATTATTAATTTACAAGGTGGCGCAACAGTCACTTGGCAAAAGAACGGCGATTTAGTAACGCTGTATATTAACGACCCAGCAACAGGCAGTTCGACGCAAATTCAACTTCCTGTTGGAGTCCTCAAACCAGGAGGTGGATAAGAATGAGATGGTTAACTCCATTCTTGCTTCTTTTCCTAGTAGGTTGCTCATCTTTTCCACAAAAACCTGCTATATTAGAGAAGCCTAAGCTGCAAGCTCCACCTTTGGAGCAGCAGTTGCGTAATTTGCCGCCTCCAGAGAGCGCTAGAATCAGCATTGCCATCTATTCCTTCGTTGATAAGACTGGCCAACGCAAAACTGTAGATTCCTACGCCTCTTTCTCTTCCGCAGTCACGCAAGGCGCGGAAAGCTGGGTTATAGACGCTTTGCGCATTGCTGGCAACGGTCAATGGTTTCAGGTGCTAGAGCGCACCAGTTTGGACAATATCATTAGAGAACGGCAGCTAATCAACCAAACAAGAGAGACCTTTCAAGGCAGAGACGCTGAAAAGCTCGCTCCTATGCTGTTTGCTG